GGCGACAATCTCCTCGATAACGGCGACATGTCGATCCACCAGCGCGGCGGCACGATTTCCGTGAATAACACGAACCTGTTCACTCTTGATCGCTGGTATTTTCGTGAATCCACCGGATCGAGCGTTGACGTTTCGCAAAGCACCGACGTGCCAACTTCCGCTGAAGCCGGTACTGCACGGTCGAAATTTGGCTCTTCGCTCTACGTTGACGCCACAGGAGCGTCTGGCGGACTTGGCGCGAATGATTTCGCGTTCTTGCAGCAAACTATCGAAGCTCAGTACTGCCAAGATTTAGGCTATGGCGCGGCTGGAGCTAAGCCCGTGACGCTTAGTTTCTGGGTGAAAACGAACAAAACCGGCCAGTACGGCGTCAGCCTCTATCAGGAGGACGGCGGCAGACATTACACCTCAAGCTACACGGTCAGCGGAACGGGCTGGGCGTTCTACAGCGTCACATTCCCCGGCGATGCTTCTGGAACAATAAATAACGACACCGGGGGCGGATTGGCTGTGCGTTGGCATCTTTCGACGGGATCGAACTATCACGCAACAGCCGGTTCGTGGACCGCTGGCACCAAGTTTGGATCAAGCGGAGATGTGGACGGCCTCGACAGCGGCTCAAATGAATGGAGGCTGACTGGAGCTAAGCTAGAAATCGGCAGCGTGCCAACTAGCTTCAGATTTCGGCCACCCGGAGGAGAGCTAGCAGCCTGCCGACGCTATTACGAGCGCTTGACCCCCAACACTGCAAGCAACCAATCAATTTTCCAAGCCTACAATGTTACCAGCACGGTAGCGTCCGGGATCTTCAACTACGAACACAAACGAGCCGCTCCGACACTGACGTTCACGGCAGGAGCTACTTTTGAGGTGCGGCACCAAACCACTACCACCGTCTGCACCGCAGCGGCTCTCTCAGGCAGTGCAGATGAGGACAGGGCCCTCTGTAATTTCACTGTTTCGTCAGGTCTCACAGGTGGACAAGGCTGCATTATAAGACGAAATGATTCCGACACGACGTACGTAGAAGTTTCAGCGGAGTTATAGCCATGAAATATTTGAAACATATGCTTAATGGGGGCGTTGCTAGCTATCAGCCAGAAGGAACAAATAAGTTTATTCCACCAACGGCTGACAATTTGGATTATGTGCGAATGATGCAGGAAGTTGATTCGGGCACCTCTGAGATCGAAGAGGTGGAGTAGTGGCGAACTTGGAAGACTGATGGAACAGATCCTCGCCGACTGGTGGCCGCAGATTTCGGCCCTCGCCATTTTGATTGCTGCCGCTGCGGCGTTTCGCGCCGAGGTTCGCGCACGGCTGTCGGTTGTTGAGGATAAAATCAAAACGCTTTTCCAATTATGGAACTCGCGATGAAGCGCCTCACCATCGCCATCGGCGCCGCCTTCATGGCGGTTTTTTTGTGCGCCCCTGCTGACGCGCATGACGTCGCGTGCGGCAAGCGCGAGAAAATCATCGCGCAGCTTCAGCAGAAGTATGGGGAGGTGGTGATCTTCCGAGGCATCGTAGAGGGCGCGATGGCGGAGCTTTGGTATTCGCCACAACGCCAGACATGGACCGTGGTCGTGAGCCGAGCCAATGGAACGGCCTGCCTGCTCGTTGGTGGCGACAACGCGATGTTGATCAATCCGGCGCCGTTATCGGATAGCGACGATGGCGTCTAGCGTCGAGCACAAAGATCTCAACACGCACGTCGAATTGTGCGCCGAGCGCTATCGATCGCTTGAGGCGCGCATCGGCAGGCTCGAACGCATCGTGCTCTGGGCCACCGCCGCTTCGCTGAGTGGCATGGCTGCTGTGATTCTCGCATTGGTAACTCGACTTTAATGTGCTTGGGCCACCAAAGCATTTAGTCACCGGCGGCGCTGCCGAGCATCTCGCCATCGCCGCGCTGCTGCGCGACGGATGGTGGGTCGCGGTCGCGCGCGTCCCTGGCCCGTTTGATCTGGTCGCAGTGCGCGCTTCCGCGAAGAAAATCGAAACCCAACTTCTCGACGTCAAAGCGGTCGCACCGTCCGCGCGCCCGAAGCAACGCTCGCGCACGCAGCAGCAGTTGAGCGTGCGCTTGCTTTACGTCGATCCGGTCAGCGGCGGCGTGGCCGTGACGGTAGGTCGCGCGCGCAAAGGCGAGAAGACAAAGATCCTCGATTAACTAAGGAAGGAAGCACCATGCTGCATTGGGGAATATCTCGAGCTAAGGAGCCCTCGACCTGGGCCGGTCTAGCAGGGCTAGCCGTCATATTCGGCCTGAGCGCCGATCAGTGGCAGGTCGTCAGCAACGCGCTCGCCGCGGTAGCTGCCGCTGTCTCGATGTTCGTTAAAGAACAAGCGCCGAGCGAGTGAACGTACTCGGAGTCATCAGTGGTGCGCTCAAGCTCGTCAATGTTGTCGCCAGGATGTTTAGTCGCCGCCAACTTATGCGCGCAGGCGCATCCGAGGCGGCGGCTGAGTCCCAAAAACGGACGCTTGAAACGGTCAAGCTGGCTAAGGGCGTTACTCATCTTGTTGGTCACGATTCTGATTACCGCAAGCGGCTGCAAGAGCGATTCCGTCGTACCCACTGAATATTGCCTAATCGCCGAGCCCATTAGTTTCTCCGACGCGGACACAGCGGAAACGCGAAGGCAGATCGATGAGCACAACGCTCGATGGGCGTGCGTGTGTGACGCGCAGTGCTAGATCGCGACCAGTTTCGCCATCAGATCGTCGTACCAGCATGTGAGCGTCTTGCGCTCTCCTCGCCCGAGGCGATCGACCTTCTTGTTGGGACCGCGATCCAGGAATCGCGATTAACCTACTTGAGGCAGCTAGGCGATGGTCCCGCCTTGGGCCTGTTCCAGATCGAGCCAGCTACGCACGACGACGTTTGGATGAATGTTGTGCGTAGCCGTGCGCGGTTCAAAAGTGCTCTTGGAGCTCGCAAGGTCGAGCGCCTGGTATTTGATCTCCGCTACGGTGCAATGATTGCCCGCCTGCTTTACTGGCGGCACCCCGAGCCCATCCCCACCACACTCAAGGGCCAAGCGCGCTACTGGAAGCGCTACTACAACACCCACCTTGGCGCCGGCACTCCAAAAGAATACCTAGCTAACAATTCCCCGCCCTGAGATTGCTTTGCCTAGAAATGTAACTGATAGCTACAGAGAGGGTGGTTGCAAAATGGTTGAGTCTTTTGTGGGACTCGACGGGACGCGGCGGGACTCGCTTGTACTTCCAGGTACATTCGCGGTAGGCTTGGATTTGTACCAGAAGTAAGGCAATCCGCCGGAAAGCGAGCGTATCTGCGGGTCTTGGAGTGCCGGGGTTAGCTGATCACCGAGCAGCACTCATCGGATTAGAAGTCCGCTGCTCTAATCCACTGAGCTACGGGCGCCTGAGAACGTAAATACTATTACTTTTCAGCATCTTAGCCGAGAGTGAAAGAGGCAATCTTCGACCCCTTTGTACCCGATTTTAGGGTCTATGGTTGCAAAATGGTTGGGTCTTTGGATTATTTCCTTCTGGTGCGTAACTGTTGGTTACTTTATAACCAACATAATTACGAAGGAGATTGATGTGGCATACGTTTGGAAAGACAACGGGCGCGGCGACTATGTGGCGAACGTGAGAGACCTTATCGGTAAGGATGGTGGGCTCAAACGGTTTCAGAAAAGAAAAGATGCAGTAGAGTACATAAATAAAGTCAAGGCGGAACAAGCGCGACACGGGATCTTCGTTGATCCGCACCGCACCCCCCTACTGATTGACGCGATACCAAGGTGGGCCACGAGCCAATATGCTGCCGCCCACAGAGGCGAGCATCAACAGAAGTCCGCGAGAGCCAAAGAACTGGCGTTGGAGCAGATAGCGGAAATTTTCTGCGGACCTAAACAACTCAAGTATCGACGGGTTGGCGAAGTGCGACCATCCCTGATGCGTGATGTGTGCAATGCGTTTGCTGAAACACTCAATGCTCAACAAACCTTGAGACGCAAGTGGGGCTACTGCGTTCAGTTTTGGGATTGGTGTGTCGAAGCTGATTGGATCAGTGAAAACCCCGCAAAATTCTCGCGTGGTGCAGGGATGCGACTCCCCTTAACTGCGGGGGGCGAAGATCAGAAGCCGCTACGCCTCATTTCAAAAGAAATCATCCATGCGATCACCGAGGCGGCGAGCGAGGACGTTCGCCTCGCAATCAAGGTCGCGTGGGGCACTGGAATCCGTCAGGGTGAGCTACGGGCGTTGCAATGGGGAGTTAGCGGTCTGGACACGACCGCGGGGATACTTCACGTCACCCGAGCGTTTGACGGCGACAAGAAAATCGGCCTTCCAAAAACTGACTTAGGTCGTCGAGAGGTCCCCCTCGCGCCTGCACTTCTCTCCGAGCTCCGCGAGTGGCGCATCGCGCAACCGCCGGAGCAGCGAAAAAACAATCTTGTTTTCCCCTCGCCTACCGGGAGCGTGATCGATGACAGAGCGCTACGCGAGCGCGGCCTGTACCGAGCGTGTGAGCGCGCCGGCGTGGACTTGATTCGGTGGCACGATCTGCGCCACTATTTTGCTTCGGCACTTTTGTTCGACCCCAGTTTCACCGACGCAACGGTGACGCAACTTTTGGGTCATCACAGTATCTCCTTTACGCTTAGTGTTTACGGCCACTGGATGGCCGATAAAAAACGCGATGCTGGAATCGCAGAAGCTCTAGGGAGGGCGCTATGACCAACACCAACCACGATAAAGGTTCAACCTTCAACAACGTATATCAGATCTCCGACTTTTCAGCCGGCGACGGCCTTGTCACTCGAGTCATGGGTCCGGGGCTTGATAACGAGACCCTTACGCCACGGATATTTCGACGGCGCATCCGTTGGTTGGGTCACTTGACCGAGCAGTACATCTTTAGCGCAGAGGATTTTGCCGCAACGCTTGGTGTCGCCATGTACGATCACGCCGTGCGGCTGGGGCACCTTTACGTCCTGTGGGGGTACTACAGGTCGATCATGTTTAACGATCGCGATGAGCACGTCACGCTCAAGGAGATTCGCGTTCGCTGCGAAAATTGGGGAACAACCCTTAGCGCTCGACAGATCGCCTCGTTCTACAAGGAAGGTGAGTTAACTGGCCTGTGGATTAGCGAGCAAGACGAGGAAGATGGTCGCACAAAACGGCTATTTCCTACGCGACGTATGCTGCGCGCCGACCTCGTAGGCCACATTGCCGGGTTTTTGTGCCCCTACATCCGGGGCAATACGATCGAGCAACAGCACTCTGAAGATTACTGGGTAAACGAGCTTGGGTTTGAACTCGATTGGCTCAAGGAGATGGCCGAGTACATGGCTACACAAGCCAGCCGAACGAACCCAATCGCCCGTAGAACGAAATAAAATCAACACCGCCCTCCGAGATAGGATCAAAAATTGTTGCTATCTCGGAGGGTTATTTGCCCTGCATTTGCGCCAAAAACCGCGGAATTGCGAATAATTCTCAGCCTACAGCGGTTCAAAATAGCTACAATATTTGCTGTTTTTTCTTTCGGAGAAATTCGTAACCTTGTGTAACTGATAATTACACGACGCTTGCTATGCGGATCCAAATAACTACCAGTGAAGCCTACACAGATATTGTTTTTGACGGCGCCCTCGAGGCAAAATCGCCAGCCAATGCCGAGCGCTTTGCGGCAGCGCTAAAAGCGCTGTGTCACGAACACTGCGTATCCACAGCCGATTTGAATGTAGTGACTACGACAGAGGACGAGCTTTAAGCGCCAAGCGCTCGCCGATGCGGGTGTAGCCGACTTTGTCTTTCCAACTGTCCTTGTGGGTCTCGTCGTTTACCAAGCGGCACGTCTTATCCCAATCGTGCATGAGCGCCACCTGGACACCGGTGATGCTCCCGCGCTCCAAGCCTAAGATCACCTCGTAGCCCCGCGCCATTCGCTCAAAGTTTTCTTCGGGCGGGCCATAATACTGTGAGCGATCCATGATGATCGCATCGATGTCGTCAAACTCGACGCAAGCAGGGCACGGCTTGTGCTCCCCCTCCTCCACCACATAGTGGTTCCCGTGGCACCGCTCGCAAATCATGCGGCCACCTCGCTCAAGCTCGAGCGCACAACCCACCAGCGCCTACCATCGCGCAGAGCGCGGATGGCGCCCGCCTTGATCAAGCGGACCACACGCCGTTGCGCTCCTCTGGTGTCAGAACCGAAAAGATAGAGAGCGGCTTCTTCAAGCGACATGAGCTTGTTCATATCGCGACCGGCTCGATTTCATTTGCGTCAACATAGATAACGACGCGATGTCCATCGATCAGCAGATCGTATTTCGGCTCCGGCGTATAGGAGTGCGCCACGACTTCGGCGTCTTGATCGCGCCAACGAACTTTGGTTAGTAACTCGAGTCGTTGCCGCATCAGATGGCCCACCCGAGCATGATGATTGCCGCGCTAATGCCTACAATGGCTACCAACAGCACAAGTAAATTTGCTGCTATTTCGAGCAGATTCATGACTTCGCCTCCGATTAACGTAATCGGAAACGTAACTGTTAGT